ACCCTCGGCCGGGAAATGGTGGGCGAGTCGGTGGACGGTCGCGAGGTCGCTCACGCTGACGCCTCACACATGCAGCGACCGTCACCGGAGCAAAGGCGCACCTGGCCGCCGTTGCACCAAACGCGGCCGAAATGGTCTGACTCGACCCAGAAGAAGGAGCCGCCGCCGTCGATGCCCTCACGGGCGTCTAGAACGGTCGCGCAGCTGGTAACGCCCTGCTTGCGAACCTGCACATGGACAGGCACCCAGTCGTCGGCCTGGCCGCGCAACCGCAGCGCGGCGGAAATGTAGCCCGCAAGCGTCAGCGGCTGACCCAGATCAGTCGCCCCTGTACTATTGCTCAGTACCCGTCCCATGGGGCGCGACGGTACCAAAAATCTTTACTGGGGCTCGAATGGAACTAACCACGCTTTTAGCCGGCTTGACACAAGAGCAAAAAACAACTCTCGCCGAACTAGGGATTTCCAAGCAACGCCGATCGGACTGGAAAGCCGGCCGGTATCGCCCAACAGCTGCGCAGCTGATGGTTCTGGCGATGGTGACGAACGAAGACCCGCAACCGCTCCTCGCCTGGCTGGCCGAGCAGGAGGCATCGCCCGCTCAGCGGGCGATGTTTTCCGCAGTCAAAGAAGGACGAACCTTGAAGGCGGCGATAGCTCTCGCTGTCAGCTTGTCAGCAGGTGCCAGCCAGGCGTTCAGCCTTTATCCATCGGCCATCCCGGCCGATACGCAGCGATTTGAAATGCTGCACATTGTCGCTAGAAGGCGTGCCATGAAGGCGCGGCTCTATCGGCTGCTAACTTCGCTT